CTTTTAACGGCTTCACTGTCGGCTTTTTTAGCCACTTCAGCGTTAGTTTGATCAAGGTTAGATTGACTAGCCTTAGTATCAATTAAAGCCGTTAGAACCTGCTTAGTTTCGTTGATTGCACCGTTTAAAGTTGCCGGTGTAACCGATGCCCCCGGGTCAACCACTGCCGTGACATTGGTTGCGTCGCCAATCGCAATTGCTACTTTAAGATCAAGAGCGTCAGTCGCTACGCCATCCGGTCGGGTAGCTGCTAGGTAAGCCCCTGCATTAGCAACCGCAACAATGATTAGCTTTTCGTCCTCGCCTTTCTTAGCAAAAAAGCCAACTGCCGTGTAAGGCAAGTCAGCTGTTAAGCCGTCATTCTGAAAAGTGGCTTCAAGCACTACCGTTGTGTCTTTGCCGTTGCTTTGTTTGTCGCTAACACCAATCGGTACCTGTTTTAAGGGGCTGCCAATTGAGGTCAGGGCTTGCACTTGGTCAGCGGTTAAGTGACTGATATCTTGACCATATAGCACCGCCTTAGTGTAAGTAACGTCACCACCAGCGGTCATCATTGTTCGCCCTTGTTCTGTGATATAGGCTGGATCCCTGATTTGGCTCATTCAGTCGGCCTCCTTTCTACTTTTCAATCATTGCTAGATAGTTTGGATGGTCATTTTCCCATTGTTGGGCTTGTGCTTCTTGACCAGCTGGGAATCTCTTGCCGATTACAGCGTTCTGGTTCAGCCATGCTTGTCCTTCTTCTAGTTTCTTAACTCGGTTCACCAAGTCATTGATTTGGTTATTGGCACCGGTCAGCTGGTTGTTCAAGCTCTCAATTTGTGTGTCCTTAGCACCATTTTTGCGGTTAAGGTCGTTAATTGTATTTTGTTGGGCTTGAAACTTTTGATCAACTTCACTCTTTAAATAAAAGACCGTACCCAGGTTGACGTTACCCGTGTTGTCGGGTGCCACGCCTTGAACAGTATTAATCCCTGCACCTTTACCAGCACCAGCGACCATTTGATCAATTTCTTCTTTTGTGTAGGTGTTTAGGTTAAAGGTATGGTTGCCATCCGCCTTGACCGGTTCTTTACCTCGTAAGGTGATAGTCGTGTTCTTTTCGTTGTCTTCGATCTTGCCGTTAAAATCAGCCGTTACTTTAGTTTGCCATGCATTAAGCTCGGCACGAGTAACGTATCCCACTTCATTAACAGTCATATCGATATTAGCGGCTTCTGCGATTGTCATAGACAATTGTGCAGAGATAACATCAGTAGATAAACCGTCTGGGCTACCTGCCGCTAAGGTCTCGTGATCGTTAGTAGTAAAAGTGATAGCGATTAAAGCTTCATCGCCTTGTACCTTTTGATTCTGTTCATTGGTTGAGTCAACTCTTGCATACCAACCAATACAACTAAAATTGATGTCTGCCGGTTGATTCTTGTTGTTAAAGTCAGCAATTACATCAAAGTGATCATCTGTAACTGGCGTTAAGGTTAATTGCCCTTCTTTGAGATCGTCCGGCAAACTAGTGATTTGACGAATTGCTTCATCATCTAAGGCTTGTCCGGAACTATTAACGGGTTTTTGACTTGATAGGATAGCGCGTGTATAAACCAATGTGCCTACGCCGTTACCAACCGATAAGAAGATATGTCGCCCGGCATCGGTCAAGATCGTTTGCTTCAATTTCTCTTTAAAGCCCGTATTAGGATCTTCTGCCATTTCTTGCTCCTTTCTTTGTATTAAAAAACTACTCAGTCGCAATCGATTGAGTAGTTGTAGTTAATGTTTTGTTCCCAATAGTTAAGCCAGCGTGAATTTCTGCTGTTTGTGGCTTGCTCCACACTGCTGTTGTCGCCCATACCGATGATTTAGCCAGTTGACCAACAACACCAATGAATTGGCTTCTAGTGCTTTCAGCTTTCCAGCCGGTCCACCATTTGGTATTTGATGACAAAGTATTGTGATGCTTGAACTGTGTAGCTATCCCAATATATTGCTTGTCGCTTGTCCTAGCCTTCCAGCCAGTCCACCACTTAACGGGCGATCGCTCGATTTTGCGATGTTTGATCTGCGTACCCATGCCAACGTAAAGCGGCAACTTTGTGGTAGTTACAAACACGATCTCATCAATCCAGTAGCCCATCGCGAGCAGGTTTTGAATATTCTTTATGATGAATTTTTGCATTTGAAGTGTTTGCACATTGTCCCACGGTATTTCGATACCAACATGTCGAAGACCGGTTTTATAGACCTTGAATTGTTCCGGCTTTGCATTTAAGGCAGTGCCCAGAATTTTAACCATTGAGGGAATTGTTCCCTGTGCCCTAGAGATTAAAATGTGTAAAAAAATGATAAAACGGAAAGTTTCATCATCATCACTAATTCTATAAGCTTTGTAATCTTGCCCGATTAAATCAAGGGTTGTGCCTTTTGCTTTGTCAATGCTACGCCACTCCGCAATTTTTTCATTTTCATCACTGATTTTTTCAAGCAGTGAATTGTAACTGTCTAACAATTGATAAAAAACGGTATCTTTTTTCTTATTCCAGTGGTCGGCTACTTCCGCGATCAGTTGGTCTGTTGTCTCATAAGCCAATTAAATCAACCTCCACATCTCCAGGGTCACAATGAGCAAATTCTGAACGACCAATAGAAATATTTTGGTCCGCTAACTTATCTTTTGTGCTACCGATTGCAATTGTTGCATCATCAACGCCGTTGACATCATAAGTAACGGAATAAAGGCGGGTAAAATTAACTCTTTGACCCATTTCAAGTGAGTTGATTTCATCGCAAATTGCTTGCTTAATGTCGTCAACCCCCGCATCACTGTTCCAGTCGTCATTAATTGATACATCGACCTTTACATAAATGTTATGTTGTTGAGCGTGGTCAAATTTGACTTCTTTTAATTTTCCCGTAGCGTCCGGAGCTTCTTTAACAATTGAACCCGCTAAAGTGATACCAGCCGCGCATTTATCAATTAAGGTTTTAGCAATTTCATCATCGTTACCGCCTAAAACATAAATGTGAACTGAACATTCGGGATTACCGTATTCATCCGTCTTATACTTGTCGTTGTCAACGAAGCCAACTTGCTTAACACCGTTTAAATTCATTAACGCCGATTTAATACCTGGTTCTGTAGGACCAGGACGGGCGGCATTTTCCATAATTAAACGTTTTCTAAAGGTTTCATCGTCTTCATAATCTTGCCCACCGCCTGCAGATCGTGGATTGGTTACGGAAATAAAGTCTTCATCTGGGTTGGCAAACAAAGTAATTGTGTTGGCTGATACATTAGTAAATTCACCAGTTTCTTCACATTCAACATTTCCAGTTCCTTGAAAAGCCCCGTTGCTTTGTTTTGAAGTGATAACGTCTTCTGTTAAATCAAATACCAAGCCGTCTTCTGTTTCGAACTTTTCGCCAGCTTGAATTAAATATTCGCCTTCAGTCGTTATTACTACTTCCGCATGAGATGGAGCGTCAACTTTACGGGTCAAACTTATATTGCCCGCTAATCGGTCTAATGCTGAATTTACAGCGGTTGAATAGAATCCAGAATAGTAAATTTGTTCCTGTTGCTGAATTAAATCATAAGACGCATCACTCATTAAACGGGCAAAAATTCCTAGATAAGCATTACTTGTTAGTGCAATATCATCCCCTAATCTAGTTCGGTAATCGTCTTCAACACCGTCTAAGATTTCCGCAAAACTTGGGGCAATATAACCGGTTTCTTTTAAACCAAAATCAGTTGTCAACTTGTAACCCCCCCTTCTACTTCACCAATATTTGCGGTGGCTCTAAAATTAATCTGCATTTTTCTTTCAGGTTTCTTGATAAATTCGATATTATCAACGGTTTCAACTTCCGGTACGTTTGCTTCAATAGCCGCTCGCATATCATTCTCCGCCGCTTGCTTATTGAAGTTTTTACCTAAAAAGCTGCTATAATCCGCGCCCATTTCAGGGTCTAGCCGTTGCATTTCGCCATATCGAATTTCTAGCGTTGCCTTAATTCTTTGCGCTATTTCGTCAAGACCGCTAGTCATTTCTAAATCGTGAGTAATCGGATCAATAACTAGGTCATGATTATCACTCATAAATAGGTCCCTAGCCATCGTCGTCACCCTTATAAACAGAAACGATAATTGAGTCGTTTGCATCATGCATCCTGCCGGTATTTGGCGTAAAGGTGTTCCCAGTGCCGTCCCAGTTATCAATGTCACGGTCCATAGTAACGGCTATCACTACAGCGCCAACTCTCATAGACTTCTTTTTCGGATAATGTTCTAAAAAATGTGAGTTAACTTCTGGGCTACTATCAACGACTTTTAAATCCGACTTAAACTTATCTAACAATTCATCAAGCCTATAGCAAGATTCGGCAACCGGAACATCTAAGTACTGAGCCGATTTAGTGCCATCGATCCAATTCGCCAGCGGTTGAATATCTGCAATGTGTTTTTTCTTGTCGTAAGTTAAAACTTTAGCTAAAAAAGCAGATTCAAGACTTCTGCTGAATCGGTTTTTCACCTTACTAATGTTTTCATACCATCGAATTGGAACCCTATTTTTTTGTTTCATACTGTCATCTCCTTATTTTTTAGATTTACTTTTTTTCTTGCCTTTACTTTTAGATTTTGTTTTATGACCAGCCTTAGCTTTTGTAACCGCCGCAATAGTGCATTGAGTTTGTGGACTTTCGCCATCAAAACTATGCTGTCCATTTTTAACGACAAATTTTCCTTTTAAGAACTTAGAATTCATGATAATGCCGGTATTAACGGTAACTTCTGGGACTAAGGGCGTAACAATTTGCCAAGTTGTCCCGTTTTTATCATCATCGTTTTGCGATGGAACTTGAATTAAGTCTTTATCATCAATCACAAACCAAGTATTTTTCTTGCTATTAGGATTGACAATTACGAGCTTGCCACGTTCATAAAACATTTCCGATTTTGCTAACTTAACAAAGTTTTTAATTAAAGTTAGCGGCTTGCCTTTAGCGGTAAAGGATTTTTTAATTCCTTCATTTTTAGCTAAATCGATTTTAGCTATTTTGATACCGGCTTGTTCCGCTATTCCTTCAATTACTTGCTTATAAGTCGTTCCTTTTCGGTAAACTCGGTTAGCAAAATAAGTCTTATTATCACGGCTTTTAACCCTTTTATTTGTAGTTTTTGGTTTAACCCATACTTTTCGATAAGCCCAATGGTGGACTATATGTTTCTGCCCTTTTTTAGGACCTCTCTTGTAAGTTTCAACGACCGAGGTACTATAACGCTGATTCTTGTAATGACCTTTTTCAGTGATTTTAACGGTTTTGTAGTGATTAACCTTTTTATTCTTTTTTAGCTTTAGCTTTCGAGCAGCTACATTGCTGTAGTTTGTGCCTTCAGTAAAAGTTAAAACTTTACTATCAGTTGTCCCATCATTGCTTAATTTACCCGTATTAGAGATAAATCCTTCAGCTATTTTTTTAGGGTCTTTACCCCAGTTAAAATTTATCCAGCAGTGCATCCCTTTTTTATAAAAGTCTTTATGTTGCTTGGTTAAATTGAAAATAGTTGTTGTAAAAGTAGACGGGACAGGATCATTAGTAAACGGGACTTCAAACGTAAAAGGATAATTATGTTCGTAAGTTTCATCGTTATATACGATTTGCTTGTGTCCTTTACTATCAACCGCCACAAATTCCATATGTGGATCTTTAGTAACGATCATTAGTAAGACACTTCCTCATCCGTTAGGTCGTCATCATTTTCGTTAGGGTCATAACCTAGCGGTTTAATTGATGGGTCTTCTGTTTCTGATCCATTCGGGTCAACAACGTCAAGATACAAGCGGACCTCATATCCAAATGTTCCCTTGCCTTGGTCTGTTGCCTTACCCGTTTCGTCCATCGTGCGAATGTCAATTCTTGGCAATTCGGGATCAGGGATATCAATACCAACTAATTGACCAAGCAAAAGAGGCTCCTGCGTTAGAAGCCTCTTATTGTTATGCCAAATTGTAATTGTGTAGTAATCCGCAACTTCGTTGTAATCTACTCTCATATCATAGGTATCGCCCACAAGGGTTATTTGAAAGATATAAGGAATATTTTTAACATCAACATCAAGATAATTTCTCATCTAAATCACCGCCTACGCAACCCGTATTTTATTGCCAGGGTAGATTAAGTTAGGATTCTTAATGTGGTTGACTCGTGCCATCCATTGAACAGAACTGCCGTATTTCTTAGACAAAGCCCACAAGGTATCGCCAGATTTAATAGTGATAGCAGTGTACTTTTTATTTCGATTACCTGCGACAGATTTAGAAGCCTTAGACGACTTTCTGTGGTGCTTACTATCATTTGAAGTGGTGATTTTTGCTTGATAGACAAATTGAAAAGTAAGTGAAACTTCAATGTTATCTCGAAGATTCTTATAGTCGTTGTTCATATTTGCGATTAAGTAATGCTTATAGCAGAAGTCCCCTCGATAGGTTAACCGAACATGCGAACTATTCCATTGACTAAGCATGTGCCATTTACGGTATGAATCGGCTTTATCTTTGCCAACAATGATGCCTGCAACTGTTGCGCCTTTACTATTTACACGAGCATATGAGCTATATGGTGCGCCCTCATCAACCGGATAAGAAGTAATGTTTGAAGAAACATTTTCACTTTCACCGTCTGCCGGCGAAATATAAATAATTTCACCTTTGCCATCCGAACGGTAAATAGCACATTTACCTTCATTCTTCCAGCCGGTGTTGTGTTCCGCAATTTCCGCCAATTTGTTACTTAAATCGATTCTTTGCGTAACAATACGGTCGTACTTGTCTTTCGCTTTTTTATAATTGTTTTCCGCTTGCTTTTTCCTTTTGTTTGCAGCATCAACAAGCTTCAAACAATTATCACGTTTTCGGATAAGCTTTTTCTTTTTAATTTGATTCTTTTCAAAATGTGAATCGAAGTCATAGCCCTGCGCCTTTGAAAACATTTTTCGGTAAACGGCGCTTTCATGTTTTTGCCGCTTGTCCCAGTATTTCATAGAGTCATGGGCTTTTTGTTCAGCTGTTCTCTTTTTTGGCTTAGTTGCTTGAACCACTAACATCACCTTCATTTCTATAAGAAATCATCATCGTCACCCGTATCATCGCCAATATGATCAAGAATGATATTTAATTTTTGACGTACTTGTTGATCTACCTCAGCGCCAATCATTTTTGCTAATTTTTGCAATTTAGCATTGTCACCATCAACGTCACCGTTAATATTCACGGTTACTTGAATGTCACCTAAAGCCCCGCCAGTTCCTCTTACTGGGCGTACTTTCGGCTTAGATGAAGTTAGTGGCTTTAATCTTTGCCGCGTCTTTTCATTTGAGTAGATGTGAACCGGATCTTTGAATTCAGCTAATTCTGGCCCATGTTCGCCAACTAGAACCTTATTGCCAACGACAGGATCGCCGCCTTTAGCATATCCAAGAACTTTGCGGATCTCCATGGCACCTTTGACGTGCTGAGCATTGTAGCCGCCACGTTCCCATTCAGACGAAAACTTGTTTGCTAGGCTGGCAACGCTACCAGTTCCTTCCAAAACGGAGCGAAGAATAGCACTGTCTGAGCCTTCGCCTTTAACGGCAAAGCTTAATTGTGTGCCGGCGTTTTTCCAGCTTGTACCGTGACGTCTAGCATAAGCGATTAAGTTAGACTTACGACCGCCAAGCCATTGACCTAAACCGGAAGCACCACCGCTGCTGTTAACTGCACCAGGGTTTAAACCACCTGACTCAAAATTCCAATTACCCAGAACAGCCGCAATACCGTTCTTGGTTGCTTTAGGATCAAGCTTCTTTAATCCGCCAGCTAGGGCTTTAGCCCTTTCGGCTAAGTCGCCGCCGATACTAAATGAACCAAGTGAGCCAAGATCATCGCTAAGATTCTTTTTAATCCAACTCAAGGCGGTACTGCCTAGCTCTTTCTTTGCAAGAGCCATTAAGTTCTTATCAGCCGCTGCTGTCTTCTTAGATTGAGCGGCATTATGCAAGCCACGAACACGGTAATATCCGTATCCCATGCCTTTGTCATCAGCAATTGAGGTAACGCGTGCATGGGGTGGCGTTTCGTTGAACATTGTTCCGGTGTGTGGGTTCTTAATAATTCCCACGTGACCAGCGGCACCTGTTCCATGGCCAAAGATAACCAAGTCGCCTGGAATTGTTTTAGATAATGACTTACCCAAGTACTCAACACCTGAACTGTGTTGCATTGCCACGGTGGTACGTCCAATATCTACGCCAAAGTGACGTAAAGCTTGCATTACCATACCCGAACAGTCAGATAGTGTCTTGCTTGCCGCACCCATTTGGTACTTAACGCCACTGAATGTTGATTCAGCATATTTTAAAAACTGCTCACGAGTACCACCCTTGCCAGTGGAGTCACCAATCGCATTGTTGATGACAATCCACATAGCAGTACTCCAAGGATTACCAAAGTGAGTTGACGCATTCTTGCCAAGATCGACCGTTCCTTTTTGCAGAACTGGTCCGCTTTCCTTGATGTTCTTGGTGAACATATCTGCAAAGCTCTTAGCAGGATCAGCAAGCGCATGTGATGCAATCTTTCTTAATTGGCTATGACTTACGCCACTACCTTTGGCAAAGTGCTGAATGCCACGTTTTCTAGCGACTTCTTGCGTCTGAGTGCCGTTCAAGACACCCCAGCCACGAGGAATCATCAAATGAACGTTGTCACCATGAGGGAAGTACAATTCGTTGCTTGGTGAGACAAGAGCCTCTTGACGTGGACCGCTAGTCGCATCATTGACAACTGAAAGAGTATTTTGCGTCAAGCGACCGTTAGCGTCAGACCCTTGTGCAAAGTGAACCGTCTTGATGACGCTACCGTTACCGCCAAATTGACTCAATACCTTGTCGATGCCTTTAATACCACGGTTAAGTTGATCAATGGTGTCACCCATTGCGTCCTTAGCGTATGAGCGCATCTTGCCCATAGCCTTGCCAAAACCTTTGCTAGTTGAGTTAGCAGTAGAAATAACACCATCGTGCATGTTATTCATCTGCTTATCCACAGATTTACGCATGCCTGTGTATTCCTTAGTAGCATTAGCTCTGTTTTTGCTGTTGTACTTAGCAGTTTGACTGTTAATCTTTGACCAGCTTGAAGCATTGTTCTTGCTTAAACTCTTCAAAGACTTAGTAGCGTCATCAGTGATCTTCTTGTAATCCTTGGATACTGTCTTGGTGGTTTGACCAAGCTTAGTGTTACCAGTGGCATAACCTTTGAGAGTTAAGCCACGACCTAAACCACCAGCCATGACTTTGCGAGTGTCTCTTGCATTAAGAATGTGTTCACCTGGACGCACCTTAGTGATGGCAGGACCATTAGCACCTAAAAGACGTGCGTTTGATCCGGCTCTGTAGGCTAATTCAGGACCGGCTTCACCAACTAAGGCTCTATGAGCTGATCCGATTAAGCCACCAGTTGCATGAGATTTGATCTTCTCATACTTGAAGGCTTTACCAGAACCACCAGCCGCACGGTTTAAGTCATTACCAAAACCTTTCAGGTTATTAGTGATACCTTTACGGATATCGCCAGCTTTACCCCAGAAATTGTTCCAAGCATCTTTTATTGTATTGCCGACTTTGCCAGCCCAATCTTTGACTGCTTTATAGGCTTTACCTAATTGACCTGGAATTGAAGAAACAAAAGAACCAACTGCCTTTTTGCCTTTATTCCAACCGCTTTGGATACTGTTGCCAACCTTGCCAGACCAGTTGCTTACACTCTTGTGTGCTCTGTTTAACTGACCAGGAATGCCACCGACAAACTTCTTTACGCCAGTGACACCTTTGTTCCAAGTCTTTTGAATATTGCGACCGGTACGACTATCCCAATTTGCTACACTCTTGGCACCTTTAGCTAAGTTACCTGGAATGCCTTTGACAAAGTTAACAGTAGCTTTCTTGCCACGTTGCCATGCCCTTGAGATATTCTTGCCTGTTTGACTAGCCCATTTTCCAACACTCTTCTTGGTTTTATCTAAGTTTTTAGGTAAATCTTTGAAGAACTTGTGGCTAGCCTCGACAGCACGATTCCAACCTTTATGGATGTTGCCTGGTAGGTCTTTTACCCACTTAACGGCTCCTTTGAAGCCATTTTGGATAGTCTTGCCAACGCTATTAGCCCATTTTCTGAATTTAGGGTTGTTCTTGTATAAAAGTGCAGGAATACCAGCCCACGGAGCAATAGCAGTTAAGGCTAATTGCTTGCCATTCTTTTTGACGAATGAACCAGCCTTGCCAAGTGCTCTGCCCATAGACTTACCAACTTGACCACCCCATCTACCAATCTTACTGAATGTGTCTTTAGTAGACCAGCCAAGGTTTTCAAGCGACCAGAAATTCTTTGGTGGCTTTTTGCGTTGCCAGCCATGTACAAAGCTGTTAACAGCACTACCACCAATTCGACCAAAGAGTTTACCAGCTTGTGCGCCAAGTGCAGCACCAATAGGACCACCGAAAATGCCACCAATGATGGCACCAGCACCTGTACCGACAGCGCCACCAATGTCTACTGATCTCTTAGCTGCATTGTGTCGATCTTTGTAAGCTTGGAAGCCTTGATAGCCAACATCTAATGCAGTTCCGACACCAACAGCACCGCCAAGCAATCGTCTGCCAACTAGTGCTTTACCTGTTAGCTCACCAGGCTGGACTCTGCCGAGCTTGAACATGCCACCGAATGAATTACCTTTCAGTGCATTGATTAAGCCACCCTGGCGAGATGATCCTTTGATGTATTGACCTGTAACCGGGTCTCGTGGACGTACACCGGTCTCTTTGCCAAACAGTAGTCTACCTATACCAGCGCCAATTCCTTTACCGTTACCGATACCGAAATTAGCTTTTAAGAAACCACTGGCTAACTTGGACGCACCCAATGTGCCAAGAATACCTGTTATATAAGCAGCAGCAGTCTTAACTGGCTTTGGCATACCTCGCATAGCTTCAAGTAGCTTGTTAGCATAGCCAAGAGCCTTGCTGATACCAGGTGCGACTTCCTTTGCAAAGCTCATACCCATATCAGTAGCAAGTTGCTTAGTTCTAGCTAACTGGTTCTGCAATGAGGACATGTTCTTTCTTGACAGCCTTGAAATATAGCCAGTACGTGCAGCATTTTGAGATTCTCGGACATTGTGTTGCATGTCACCGTAGTGATTCATCAAAATCTGAGCATCATTGAAACCTGTTTGACCAAATAAAGTTTGCAGGTCGGATGATACTCGATTAGATTTCTTACCACGAGACGCACGATTCAGCATCTCAAAGATGGTTCCTAACTGTTTCAAGTGACCATTTCTGGTGTACAAGCTATTAGGATTAATACCCAAATCATGCAAGGCACCTAGCATCGCAGTACTATGTGGCGCTTTGATCAATCTAGTGATGATCTGACGCATACCAGTACCAGCACTCGAACCTTCTTCGCCGTAGTTAGATAACGTACCCAATGCACCCAGCATAGTATCGATAGTTTGACCATTTGAATGAGCGGCACTACCCATCATCTTGAAGGACTCGCCAAAACCACTTTCACCACCAACGTCACCGGAAGTTAAGTCAGCAACGTAAGCGGCTTTGTTCAAAACATCTCTTGTGTACTTAGACATACGTCTTACACTATTACCAGCTCTGGACTTATAGCCAAACTGTTCCAGCATAGGTGCAGCTGAGTTAACGATTGAGTTGTAATCTTCGTTAGTAGCACGAGCGGCTTGCAAAAAGTACTTGTGAGCAGCTAAGTCTTGTTGACCGGAATAACCACGTCTGAGCAGTTGCTCAGAGCCTCTAGCCAATTCGTTTTGATCAACACCATAACGAAGAGACAAACGCCGGTTTTCAGCCTGAATTTCACGAGTATTTCTTCTAGCTGCTCTCGGAGAATCACCACCGGTTTCCTGCAAGTTCTTGATAACGTTGTATTCATCAGCCAACTTGGTTGCTTCGCCATTGGCCTTCATGAATGCAGCGGCAACTGGAACCATCGCAGTAGCAATAGATGAACCGACTTGAACCAATGCTGATCCAGCACCTTTCAAGCGGTCCCAGCCACTCTTTAACTTATTTGATGAACCGGTAGTCTTATCAAAGCTTTCTCTAGCTCTGTCAGATGATCCTCTAGCACGATCAAAACCGCTACCCATATCACCAAGTGCTTTTGATGATTCATGAGCACGGTTCATTGACTGCTTTAATTGGTCAGTTGATTCAGTAGCTTTCTTAGCCTTATCAGCAATACCAGACAGATCACTTTGCGCACGATTGAGATTGTTATTAGTGCCAACTTGCTTATAACTATTAGCTAACCTGTCAATCTGTGTTTTAGTTTCACCTGATGCACGATTAAGCTTGTCTAAGCCATTAGCGGCAGAATCTGGCATCTTGGTACGTGACAACACCCGATTAAGTTGTTCTGCATTAGCTTTAACTTTATCAATACGTCTATCAACTGAATCGAATACTGAATTATCAACTCTAACGCCGATATCAATACCAACATGTCGTCCTGCCATCTATCTCATCCTTTCTTGTGCAAAATAAGAAAGCCTTATTAGGCTTTAACTGTCCTCACCGCCAAATGCCAACGCAATGCCTTTTGCCATAATTCGTGCTTGATCTTTAGCGGTTAAATATGTCTGATATTTCAAGTCTTTTTTGACTACTTCCCACATCACTCTTAATTGGTCGAGCGTTGCATGATTGATCCATGATTCGGGAACACCGTGCATTACCAAACACTGTGGTAACCACGTTGCAGGATCAGAAGCCAAATCACTAATCTTCTTCGGTGTAGCCTTCCCCATTAATGCTTGATTGAAACCAATCTAAAATCTTGTTGTAAGCATCGTCATAGCCTCCACGCTTGTCAAACCAATCGAGAGAGTAAATCTTTGGACGTACAATCAATTCCTTAATAGCAACGTTCTTCATGAAGTAGGTTTGATCAATGGCACCAAGAGCAGTTCTTGCGTCATCACGTAAGCTTGAAGCTTTTGCTACACCTGGAAAAATTACTTCGATAGTGTATTCATTCTTCTTGCCCTTATTGATAGTTAAGAAAGTAGGCTTACCAGTAAGTGAAGCAATTTCACTAGACTTTTCTTGCTTATCAATCAAAGCCATCATGTCTTGCAAGTTCTTACTTTCAGTAGCCATTTGGCTAGCCTTATCTTCGTTTGATTGGTTGTTATTTACGTTTTGGTTTTGAATTTCTTCGCTCATAGTTTTTCTCCTTTAATTTTTAATTTCTGTTTTGTAAGCGTGAAAGCCATTCTCGATACTAACGACCGACTAAGGATTCAGTATCAAGGTTAAGTGCGTGAATTTGCCATGCACGATTACCGGCGTTTTGTGCTGCGGTGTTGTCTGGCATCTTTGAGATGTAGCAGTGTGTGGCGGTTTGGTGAACTGTTGAAGTTCTCAAATCGAGTGGAAATTCTGCACGTGTGTTAGCCAATTCAGTCAACTTGGCGTTGCTTGGTGAAGTTTCGTTCAAGTTGACAGTCAATGTGGCACCGGTTTTGTTGTTGATTGAGGCAACAGCGGTGCCTTGTGGGTCTTGTGCGACAGTAACATTGTCGTTGTCGTAGGCAACGGAAATCATGGTATCTGTCGCAAAACCATACATCAATTCACCGTCAACCATTAAAGTGGTGTCATTGGCGTTGTATTTTGCCATCAAGCCGGTTTCGGCTGAGTTAAAACTTGCCATGTGTTACTCCTCCTTTAAGCTTTTGAATTAGTGAAAGTATCAGATTGAACAGTGCCGTGTACGAGAACGGTGTGGATAGCACCTGAACGGTGGTATCTGAAACTCAAACCACCGTAGTGACGAGCTGATAAGTCTTTTTGACTTTGAGCTGAACGTGGAGTGGCGGTTACTGAGTAATCCCCCTTGCCAGTTGATTGAGTTTCACCGGTATTTGAGTCGTATACTTCTTGTTCCAAAACAATTCCTTGTTCGTAGGCTTGTTGGAGGACTTGGCTACAAATGGCGGCGAGTGCATTAATGCCTCGTTGGTCATATGGAACCTTGTCGGTGTTTTGCAAGTACTTTTGGATCTTGTCGCCCATATTGGTTTTTACCCAAAGATCGCCGTGGAGTGAGTCGATGTAATCACCAGACAATACCCAGCCTTCTGATGTTTCGCCTTGTCCGCTTACTTCGATGTAAGCAATAGCGTGAACACGGTCGATAGCTGACTTTTCTTGAACAGTGATTTGGTCAGCAGTAATGCCCTTAAGCTTTCTGAACTTCCAGGTAACTAAGCCAACTGTCAAGGTGGCGGTTGCACCGATGAGAGCTGCATCCATTGGTTCTGATAAGTCGTGAATCAAGCCGATGGTGTAGTTTTGTGCATAGAAGGTTACGTATGCGGCTGGTTGAGTAGCTTGCAATACTAAGAAGTGATCCTTGTTAGCTTCGCAGATGTTAGATGCAATAATTGCGTCATCACTTGGGGTGGTGTCTGTGAATTGTGACTTATCAAAGATCATGAAGGCCCAGTTGTAATACCAGAATGCCTTCAAAGCGTCAGCAAGCTTGCCCTTTGGATAATTCAATACGGCAATACGGTCAGATGCTGCTTCTTGCATGAAGTAGTTGTCTGACTTGATGTAAATTGGATCAGTCTTGTCGTAGTAAGCGCCAACTGCGTCTGCTGTTGCGTATTCAACGTATTGAGCACCGGTATAAGGATCAGTCTTGCGGCTTAATACGCCGTTCAATACGTCGTTGGGTTCCAATTTGTCAGGTACACCAGTTACTGGCGCAACTGGTGTGATCTTTGGTACATTGATGGTCTTGCTGCCATCATCAGTAGCCTTGCCATCAGTTGTGCCAGTAGTCTTGCCTGTATCGCTCTTAGCTGGCGTATCCTTGCCGGTGCCAGTATCAGCAAGAGCAGGCTTTGGTGCTGTAGAAGATGAGCCTGCGTCAACTTCATGCAAAATAAGAAGATTGCCAAGCCCGATAATTGCAGGTGGCTTGACAACAGTCATTTCTACGTCAACGTCCTTAACTCTCGTAAAAGGACGAACGTCTGTAATGGTTTCTGCCATTTGCTATTGCTCCTTTTCTTTTCCATTGGCGCTGATAACTTCACTGTCACCAGCGTCGCTGAGTTGTACTGTATTGATTTCTGTTTCCGGCTGAGCTTGGAAGTGGAGGTCATCCGGTGAGTAAACATGACCGCCATTGGACACTAAAAAAGAACAATCAAAGCCGAACCTATAGTCGTAATAGGTACCAACTCTGACTGTTCTGTCGCTTGTGTTCGTAAAATTCTGTGGGTCAATATCCGCTTGCTCAAAGTAGTTACGATAAACACTGCTTTGAAATGCACTGTAAAGGTCGTTTGCCATATTCATCGCTTGAATGGCGTTGTCAGCATGGCAATCAATTTGTAGGTGTGAGATGTACTGTCGTCCCATGCCCAACCAATCGCCTGTTGTTTCCTGTTCCGGCACAATAAACGAATAAGTGACAAAAGGATATTGTGGACGGTCAGAAACTAAATTCTGATAGAGCAGATCGCAATCAAGACGCTCTTTAACCAGTTGCTGAATGATATAAGTCAGCAGAAGATTATCTTTGAGTTGAATTTCCATGTTGGTGTGCGTCATCTCCCTTCAATTCGTAAATGATCAGGTTTGAATAGTCCTGATAGTTAGAAGAGTTAGTGACTTCAAATAAACCACCCTGTGATGGGACATTGACCATTGTGTGAACGTAGTACTTCCCAGATGACAGCCACATTAGGTCTGCATTGGTTTGAGTACCGCCGGTTAAATATTGAATGAGTTGTGATGTCAACTGATTAACCGGAATAACCGGCTCATGTCGTTTCTCTGCTGTTTTTTCATCGATTAAGGTAGATTGATCGTCAGACATTAAAAAACCACCCACAAGCTCTTTTTTGCCTGTGTGTGGTTTGTCTGATTTCCGAACTTCGATATCAACGCCGTAATCGTCCAACATCGAAGCTACATCCATGTAAAAACTCATAGTGTCCTCCTATTTCGAAATGATCTTATAAGTGATTTTGTTAATGAGTGCCCCACCTTGACCGCCAGCATGTTTACCGATCAATGGATTATTGAAACCTTTGTTATCGATAGTCATTGGTGCGTTGCCTGGCTTATACAGCCTGCGCATCTCATGCTGAATGTCAGCAACAGCGACAGCACCTAGCTTGTCAAGTAAGCCTTTTCCTGTAGCACGACCTTCAAACACTCGCTGGACTCCGACCTGTGTCAATCGAATGTACTTTTGTTCATATTCAATCGAAGTCTTACGAAGAAACGGTCTTGAAGGAATTTTGACTTCTTTCATCAAATAAAAGATGATCTTGAAGCCTGTATCACTGCTTGCATCTTTGACCGCTAGGACATGAGCACCTTTCTTGCCACCTGGTCGGAACAGTTGCTGATCAGGATGTTTTTCGTCCCATTCACTACTGCTCATAGGTAAGCCATCCTCACCAAGTTCATCATTTTTACTTGGTATGATTAACCAGCCATCCGGCTTGTGTGGCTTGATATCAGCGCCATATTCCAATGCAGATACAATTTCGATCAATCGATCGTTACCCCAAAAACCAATTACGACCATGTAGCGATTTAATATGTCGATTTCGTGCTTGATTGCGTCCCAATCGCTTTTATCATCAGTGATTTTGATACTCAATGTTGCACTACTCCATATCGATTACTGCCACCGCAGAATAACTTCCATAAGCGGTAGTAGTAAAGGCCCCAAACGCTTGAATGGAGCCAATCTTTGCCAATTTTGGACTCGTATTTACGTTCCAAGACGGCAACTTTTTCATCCAAAATACCCTGACCAGCAGAAGTATCCATGCTAGCCAAGTGCAGAGCCAGATATTTGATCGCTGTAAGCGTAATGTCATTCCATTTACCGTCAACTGGCTGAGGGAAACCATCCGCCAATGTGTTAACGGTCGCATCGTGAATTAGCTCTTTGAGAGTGTCGTCTGACATGCTCCGAGTTAATTTAGGTGCTGCGTTCTTCAATGCAGTGATCGGTACCACTGGATCATCAGTGTTCATAGTTCCCCTCCTTTAGCTAATTAGCAGTTGGTGTATTGATACCAGTAATTTGAACGAATGCCGATGGGTAGCGAACTGCCAAACCACCATGACGTTCAACATAAGGAATCTTAGTAACACCGTCGTGGTATTCCTGTTGTAATTGAGTCATTTCCATTGCAACTGGAATTTGTGCAATGTCCTCGTCAGTTAAGCAGACAATAGCCATATCTTTTTGCTTGTCAGCCTTTGAAGCGTTCTTTGCATGCCAGTATTGACCTTCAAGTTCAGGAACAGCTTGAATTGAACTAAAGTATTGAGAAACCATGTCTCTAACAGTGATGTCAGGACGAAGCTTTGATACTGGGTTATCAAGCAAGTCAATTTCGGCTTGTGGCATCAATAAAGTTGGCTTTGCGTTTGCGTAACCAATCAAGTGAGTAATCTTTTGGACTGCTTCACGTAAGACATTACGCATCTTCAAGGCACCGTCTTCTGTGTCTTGTGCCAACTTATCAAGTGCGTGGTCACCATCAAGAGCTAATTGTTGGAAGCCGGTCACATCTGTATTAGTGTCAGTCAAGCCAATAATTTTAGTGTTAGGACCAATATCCATACCGTTGAAAATGATACGGTCACGACGTTCAGCAAGACCACGAGCAACAAGAGCAGCTTGATCAGCAAGCAAGTTGACGTTAGCTGCTTGTGCTTCTTGAAGTTCCATCCATGAGTACTCACAAGCTAATGCTGATTGAGTAATTGGAACTTCATATTCCTTGAAACCTTCGTCAACTACTGGAATGTCAGTGCCACGGTTTGCGTAGGCTTGTGCCATTGCCTTAGTTGAACGAACCTTGTATCTGTAAGACATTTGGATTGGGTATACTTTGATAGTGCTAAATAATTGCAAAGCAACTAGTGGAGCAGTCTTTGGATCGTAAATAGTTTGATCGATATAGGTTAATTGTTCCTTAGTTGCAACTCCCATTTGAGCCATTAACTCATTACCTCCTAATTTTTCTTGGTTTCAGATGCTGGGGTTGGCGTTTCAGGTGGTTGAATTGCGTGTGCATCGTCCTTGGTTGGGTCAGCGCCACCGGTAGTGCCACCAAAACGAGTGCGGACTAAAAGACGTGCAGTTGAGCCTTTATCAGCCGAACTTAAAAACCGACCAACTGCATCGTCCGCAGTGGTCG